CCCAAGTAAATGGATCAACATCACCCTTAATAACTAATGGTGGAGCTGCAATCATATCAAAGATATCAGCCTTAAGATTCTCAAGGTGATCAATACGATATTGCATACCAACTAGATTATCCAGTGGGCCCATTGCATATAGATTGTCAGGACGAAGTCTCCAACCCACGTGTCGTATGTTTGATCCAATAGACCAAGAAGGTAAGGGATCGTTAGATAATACGTACGCCCTATCAATAATAGTAATGCGTCGATTACGATGTAAAGTACCACTAACATTATCAAAGATATCTCCTTCGAAGCGTAGTATCTCTACGTAGCCTGATTGGTAATACTCTCGTAAGTTACCAAAGCCATCTACTGTATACCCTGCTGACTTATCAAAATCTGCATGATCAATACCACCTAACTTACTACGTGTCTCTAAGGCTTTGTCTAAGGCTTCCTGTAGCATTGCTTCTTCAGGTCTATCCTCTACATCACGAGCTAGATCACCTAAGCTCTTGAGGCTTCGTACGATCTTGTAGCTATCTTCAAAGCGAGAAGCTGTTGGGTTGAACACGATATCAAGTGGACTGATACGAACAATACGTGGCCCAATAAATCCGGGTACTACTTCTAGTGTTTGTTCATCTAACTTAGTCTCGTTAACATACTCTACATCAGCGAAGGCATTACCGTAGTCAATGTAATCATATAGCAATTGAGAAATGACAGTACGGCTGTTACCCTCTCGAACCTTGTTGGACATATAGGCTTGGATTGCTGTACGTTTGTTTGCTTCGTTGTCTTCACTTGTATATGCCTCCCATTGTAGCCAGTTATCATTTGGGAATGCAGCTGCAATATAGTTTGAATGTAAGTTGTCTCGTATCGAACATAGCTTAGGAAGTGTTGTACTATTCTTCCATCCACTATCTTGATTGGTTGTTGTAGTAGTATCAGTAGCGAATACGTAATCACGTAACTCTCTCTTCTCTGATACCCATGGAATACGTTGGTTATTAAGTGTAGACCAGTTCATCGATATCTGTTCAGCTAGTGATTCAGAACCGATGATATCTTCAATTTGTAGTGCTTGACCTGTCATCTAAATGCTACCCCGCCGAATCGGCTGTTAATTTGTACTACGTTATGTCTGGTTCCACTATCCATACGTGCTCTCCGAGGAGCTACTGCAATAGCGATAACAGATGCAAGGCAATCCTTTATATCATCATGAGGGGAACGAGCTAACACTCGCTCCTCTTCTAAGATAGAAGTCCAACCACCCTTGTAATGCCATATTGTATTGTTCTCATATCTTGGTTCTAACGTAGCTGCCATCCGTTCTAACTTAGAACCTTCATGACGTGATGGACGATACTCATCAACTACAATCGTCTGACCGTTAGCCCTGAACATATCCTTGATGTCGTTTACGATAATCTGTTGAGCAACTGATACCTCAGCCCTCATCTTCTTGAACTGCCACTTAGCGTGTAGCTCCATGATCTCATCATAGTAACCTTGTATCTTGTCTGACTTGAAGCGAGCTATATCTAATACATAGATGTAACCATCTGAATCTATCCCGATAACAACGATAGCAGTATAATCCGCTTTCTTGCTTAAGGAGAATGCAAAGTCAATACCTGCATAGATGTTTAACTTCTTACCCTTGAATGACCACTGCCCATTATCACAGGCTATGTACTTCTGTTCAAAGTATTGAAAGTTATCACGACTCAAACGATTACTCTCATCTGAGTTAGCTTGCTGGTAATACTGTGCGTAGTATTGAGTCTTGTCTATGTACTTAGTTCGTTTGATAGCTAGTATCTTATTATCGAACCCGTAGAACTTACCATCAGCTCTCATCTCTTTAGGCCAAAGGAAGGCACCATCAGTTTCAACTACGTGAACCTTGAAGTCGTATAACTCTTCCTCTCCTATGACATCACCCTCATCATCGAAGATAGGTAACATCATCTCTTTTAAATCTGTGTAGATATCAGCAGGGTGATAGATAGTTCCTACCACTGTCTCAGTAGCTCCCGTGCTCTCAATCGAAGCTAGCTGTGAGTATTGCTGTGTAACCTTACGTCGTCCTTCCTCAGTGTATGCATTGTTAGGTACAACCATATCATCTAGGAATACGTGGTTAGCGTGGAAGCCTGTGATGTTAGTAGTAAGACCAGCTGCAAAGACTGTTGAGTCTCGTACGCCTTCCTGCTTACGCTTAGGGTGATCAACACATACCTCAGTGTTAGTCCACTTCTCCCTCTTACCTTCCTCACGCTCTAGCATCTCAGGCCAGTAGTAAGTATAGATATCACAGGTTAATATATCTTTGATAGCCTTCAACTGCTTCTCAGCTAAAGCGCTTGTTGCCGATACGTATAGTATGGTATCAGCTGGGAATCTTGTGATCAACCATGCAGCCTTAACAGCAGCACAGTGACTCTTCTGATGATCTCGTGGTAATAGCAGGACTGAGTTGTCTTTCTCATCAGCCTCTAAATCCATCCACCACTTGAACGTATCTAAATGTATTTGACCGTACACGCGGTGAGGGTTAACTAGCTTGGCGAAGATACGAAGATCAGCCTCCGCTGCTTCCCTTACCACTTGTTTCTTATCGGTCATATTATAATCCTAATCGTTGTAAGTCTCCATCGACAATAGACACTATCTTAGTTGCCGCTTTAAGTTCTGCTTCCTTCTCAACCTTAGATGGGGCACCAGCCTTTCGACGATCCCAACCCTTGTCTAGAAGTATCTTAGCAGATGACTTGCACCCACCCTTAGCTAATACTCGTATCTGACGTAAGCCTACTGAGCGTAGACGAACTTCAAGTTCATCCCTCCACTCCTCTACCCGATTCTTTAGGATACCCTCAGAGAGTATGATCCAATGCTTCCAAGAACCGAAGTGCTCCTTAGCAATACGATACTCTGTGGGGTCTTCAAGCTCAACGAAGATACGTTGGATAGAAGGATAAGTGATACCACGGTATGTTGTATCGTCTTCACGTAGCGTGTACAGGACACGGTCTAAGTCCCCTTGGCATGTCTCCAAGAACAACTTCTTTGTTAGCCAGTGGCCTTGTGTACCTTTGAACTTAGACATAGTGTCTCCTTAAAAGTTAACTTTGATAGGCCACTCTACCTCAGTAGGGAAGCCTTCTTGATCTGTAATGTTTAATAGCATCTCACGTAAGTCATTGAGTAGACCTTTCTGATACGTAGTACATGCTGCCCAACGAATACCGGAGTAGATGTCAATCTCTTTAACTAAACGTTCATCACGCTTAGCACGTACCTCTGCTTCGAGATCAGTCTCTGGTTTAACGTAGTTGATGATGATAGCCTTAGCTTCCAGCACCTCTTGCTTCATAGTCTTGTAATCACGATTGCCCTTACAGTCAGGGACAGTCTTGCCATCTAGATCATATAAACCGCTTTCTAATTGCTTGTATATCTTCATATTATATCTCCGCCTCTGCTACCCAGTGGAATCGTAAGTCATCACCAGCTGCTGGTGTTCCTGATGCGTATACACCTGTGCCCGTCTGTCCGGGATTATAGACAATAGCTGATATGTCGGAGACTATGCCATCATTTCTCATCGTTGTCAAAGTGCCTGTAATGGGACTATAGACGGATATAGTAGGTGTAGCATACATCCTCGTACCAAACGTAACCTGTGTAACAGGGGTGATCAACCCTGTACCTTCGTAAATATAAGACCCTACGGCTGTTACAGCTTGCGGCCCATCTTCATAGTTATAAGACTTCTGATAGTATCGCTCACACTGTGCTAGGTTCTCACCGAAAGGTAAGGTTATAAGTGGAGTAGCTACATCACCTATCTCTGCTTTAATATTAGCTAACTGTACAACAGCTGTAGGGTTAGCATTAATACTACCACCGAAGAAGTCTGTGCCTGCATAGGTATAGAACTCTAGAGCCCAGTACGAGTCATCAGTAACAGTCGTAGTACCTAGATCGGTTAAGGGTATGGTAACTTCGTACTGTGTCCACGTACCATCAATATCTACAGGAGTTGCTTCGATAGTTGTAGGAGCCGAACCGCCAGTACCGTGGTTAGCATTGATAAGTACTAGAACTTTCTGATTAGTTTCCGCACCATTAGCTAGGAAGGATACTGTTAGATTCTTAGCTGGTGCATCTGAACGCGAACGTAGTAAGGTTTTAACATTCTCAATCCTCTGTATCAGTCCAGCAACACCATTCGTAGCGTTAAGGCTTGTGTAATCCATCTCAATAATCTTACAATTCTTACGACCTGATAGTAGGTTGACTACCGAGGAGTCATCTCTAAGCTGGGGAGTAATACTTCCAGAAGTACCTCCACGTGCCATAAGCCATCTATCTGCTATATAACCTTGCGGGGTTACACCGTCTAGTGTTGTGATCTCACCATCACGTTGATCTACTTCAAAATCACTATTCATCAACTCGTTGTTGTTCACAGTAACCAATGGTTCTAAAGCAGCTAACTCTATCTGAAGGTTAGCGTTTGATACTGCATCATCATCACCGGGGCCAATGATACCAGTCATATCTAACACAGCGATAGCATTGTTAATTCGTGTCTCTGCCTCTCCAACTTGGAATGCACCGTTAGCTGCGATGACTGCATCAGCACTTGCTGTACCAGCTGCACCTGTAGCTATGGTAGCTTGTGCCCCTGCTAGTTGCACTTGATCGTTAGCTAGTTGAACCTCATCAGCTGCTAGTCCTACTTGGACTACACACTTAGCTACCTCATCCTCAGCTAGACCTACTTGAATTATTGATTGGTTGTAAGCATTGATTGCTGATTGATTGGAGGCTTCTGAATCTATTGCTGATTGAGCTGCTGCTGCCTCACTAGCTCCTATCGTAGCTACACCATTGTTAGCTGTTACAGCACTAGCCGCCGCTGCTATTGCACTGTCTGCTGCTGATGAAGCTTGTTGTGTTGCTGCTAACTCTGCTGCATCAACCTGTGCTATAATGTCTATACCACCTGATAGGATATTAGTAGCATCGATACTATTGACATTGAGTAGATCATTGCTGTCAGCATCTAGATCGTGATCCATGTTATTGGACTCACCCATAACCGCTGTTCGCCATAACACATTCGTATTAAGGGCATCCTCTACTTGTTGGAACCGAGCGTTAACATCTTGTTGCAGGTTATACCCACCGCTAACATCTGCTATTGTAATCTTAGCCAATGGCTTATCTCCTCTATTTGAATTAGTGCTACCCTCTACCGCATACTTTGTTTCGGCTTGGGTGGGTAGCGAACCCATTTCTAAATTCTTTATGTATAGGATACATCCTTATCATGATACATAGTCATGCTTCTCATTAACTTCTTTATTGACTTCTTTTTAACTCTTCTTTTTAAAGATACTATATTAGACAACAAAAGTTGGAAAAAGTTCAATTTATTTTTAAATTATTTTAAATCAGTTATAAATATAAGAAGAAGGTAGAAGATAAGACCTGTATAGTATCATGATGTAACGTAGGAGATAGTATGATTAGTAGAGCGAGTTATGAGACTAGTTACCCTTGTATGTAACGAGCGATCACGTGATTTATATATATTGGCCTCTACCTGTATAGGTGTAATCTTAAGGAGTCCTCCGAATTAGTCGACAGTAGTCTCCTTCTCATAATTCCTCTGAGATATTTTTAAGGTGCTAAGAACACAAGCGTCCCGGCCCCTGCCCCCCATACACGCCCTTTATGGAAGTAGCCACTAACATTGATTTGTGTGATAGTAGACAACACTGTTGTCGGAGAGGTGTGGTGCTAAGTGTTTGAGCCAATTCCCCACTAAGATGACCCCTGAATAGGACATGCCCTGAATAGGTGCAGCCTTAGTCGCACTAGTGTAGTCGGACTATGTTGTGTAAAGATGAAATGAGTAGTAGACATACCTAATGATAACTGCCATACTGTATACAGATCGAGGTATCCTACCTTTATCGTTAAAGAGGTTCTTATTATGTTCTCTATAGTGTTCGCTCTAATGCTCTTAGTAGGTGGTATCGTTGGATTCGTCCTAGCTGCCATACACCAAGATGAGCAACCAGATCAAGATGAGTTCATGTCTTGTGATAGTAGCTGTTACTGTAAGTCTGATACTAAGAACAATGGTCGTAAGGGGAGTAAGTAATGTTTAAGATTAAGATTAGAATGTGCGGTGAGTGGTTCATTCTTGAGAGTGATAAAGGTTCTAAGGAGCCAGACACCTTTAATACTTTTGAAGAGGCAGAGGTGGTCGCCAAGGAAAAGAGTCGTATGCTCAACACACGGTGTAAGGTGGTGAAGGCATGATTAATCTTCTCCTTATTCGCTTGCATCCAATCACTAGCTGTGTAATAATACTGGCTTACTCATTCATACTATCAGGTACTCTATAATGGACTTTCAAACAATAGCTTTAATCATCATCTGCCTTTGCTTCCTACCCACTGCTATCATGGTAGCGTTGCATCTCTTAACCTTATTCGTTGTTATACCATGTGCTGTTGTCATGCGTTGGGTATACAAGATGTGTAAGATGAATCCACCAAAGAAGTGGGAGGGATAACATGGAACTGCTAGTAATCGCCTTCGTTATAGCAGTCATCCCATTCTCTCTTACAATACTAGCCTTAACAGTACGTGAAATAATCATTGAACTAGATAGAGGTACTTAACATGAACTATGAACAAGTGGAAGCAGTAGCTAAGGATATACTAGCTAAACTTAATAGTGGTGAGTTGAAGAAGAGTGAGGCAGTGGCATGCCTTGAGGAGATCCAACGTACAGCAGGGAATGAGTTCTACTTAGTCAATGAGGATGGTACGTACTACTTAATGGAAGACGGGGAAGAGATATGATCTGCGGTCATAAGTTTCAACAGGGTATCACTTGCAATCAAGAGATATCATTTAAGATGGGATTCAAGTTAGGTATGTGTGCCTCGTGTTACCAGCTAACTCAGGATAAGAGAAGGAAGAAGATAGAAGATGAGGAGATAGAGGCAAGACGTGCAATCAAAGAACGAATGGTGTTAGAACAGAGGAAGATAGAGAAGAGCGAGACTGTGATACTTGAACAAGTGATAAAGGAGTATAAAGAAGCGGTAGCTGAGGAGAAAGCGAGAGAGGTGGATGCTGCATTCATCCAGTGGGCTCATAAGATACAAGAGGAATGGACGGGTATAGAAGAGGAGAAAGCGAGTGAGAAAGAAGAAGAAAAGAAAAGAGTTAATGTCGCAATAAGACATAGACATAGTAAGTTAGGTGTGAGATACTAGCTTCCTAGTTGAGAGACACAGGCCAAGAGGCCAAGTCTGATTGGTAAGGTAATAGCTGCCTAAGTCTTCGCATACAGCCCGAAGCTAACCGATCACCAACTAGAGAAGAAGAAAGAAGAGAAAAAGAATTAGAGAAAAGAGTAGACAAGGTGGCCAAGGTATGAGATACTGGGCACCAGTTGAGAGAGACAGGCAATCATGCCTACCCAGTTTAACATGTAGTCTGACTACAAAGGAAAAGATTATGACTAACCTAGTGATTCATGCAAAGGCAGTATTAAAAGCAGCAGTTAACAGCCAGAAGTTGATCGACAAGCAGGCTGCTAAGATTAGCGACAAGATCCTTGAGTTGTACAAGGCGAGTGATAGCTTGCAGTTGTTCAAGCAAGCATGTCAGGAAGCAGAGGGCGACTACCGTACAGCATGTGCTAAGGCTGGTACTAAGGACAACCTACCACGTTGCTGGTCACAAGCTAAGTCTGACCTAGTAGCAGCAGCCACTGCGGGTATCGATGTTAAGGGTTGTGCCTCAGTTAGCCAAGCCAAGCGTAAGAAGATCGAAGCTAACAAGGAGAAGGTAGCCAAGGACACAGTACACGCCAACGCAGGGCCAGCTAAGTCTGATGATGATGCTAGCCTAAGCAACAACAAGTTCGTGGTACTGAGTGAGCTGTTAGGCCAGCTGAGTGAGAGCATGCAAGGTGTCATGATGGATACCTTCATTGAGCAGGCCACCAATGCAGTGAACACGATGTCCGACGACGCTTTCACTCAAGCAACAGGTGGTGCTACATACACTCGCGTTAAGGCTGACGCTAAGCTAGCTGCTGTTTAAGCTAGCGATTGACCAAGGGGTACACGTTATGCCACAATTAAATCGAATACGCTCTTACATAGAGCAAGTAGAAGAGTTGTTAGCGCAAGGGAAGAAGGGGGTTGACGTACAAGCTTACACCTACCTACTCAGCCTACGTAAACAGTTGGCGTCCTATCAAGCTAGCGGTATGTTAACAGCGACAGGTGAAGAGGATGCGGCGAAGTATCAGAGCGACATCTCTGTCATGATCATGATGTTAGATGAGGAACATGACGATGGATGTTAATGTGAAGGGCGACAAGTGCACCATGTACAAGCAGTATCGTATCACCTTAAACTCAGGTGTTACCTTTGAAGTTGCAGCCACTCGGTTAGGTGGAGCGTTAGCACTAGCCGAGATGCAGTGCGGAATATACGATGAGGTCACAGGTATAATCCGTTTAAGTTCAACCAAGTAGTCTAGACTACATGAAGTAGTCAGCAAGCATACAGCATTAGCATAAGGTAGGGTAAAGTTATGAGTAAGTACAACGAGTATGATGTGGTACGTGACGGTGTGAGCAAGTCAGCATTGGAACGCAAGGCTAAGGTCAAGGCACATGGTAAGGCAAGACGTAATGGACGTGCTCGTAAGGCTTACGGGGGTTCAGGACATGTCTAACCTACCAGCTGTACCTGAAGCGTGGCGGATAGTGCGACATGAGAGAGGTGGCAAGAAGGTGATACATGATAACTTGACACACCGCGTTGCACTCCATTGGGCTAAGGTATACCAGAAAGAAGCTGACGTTTGTAATAAAGATTATGTCTATGACATGGAGATGGTAGAGTATGAGTAGTCGATATAAAATCTTAGTGGATACGGTGCCTTCAGAGTTAGAGAACCAAGTTAACCTGCACTTACAGGATGGTTACACGGTAGCTCAGCCCATGGTAGCGGTTAGCGTGGGGCAGTACACGAAGCTGTTCCAAGTTATGATCAAGTATGAGGATGCACTGATGAAGCAGTACGGTGTATGAAGATCATAACAGTGACAGCGGTACGGTATGACACGCTACTCAATGCGATGGCCCATAAGGGGCACGAAGGGTACGTTAAGACTGGCATCATGGTGCATGAGGACAACGTCTTCAAGCAGAAGATGAAGAAGATCACAGACTAGGACACACACAGCTCGCTATCATAGGCGGGCTTGACGTGGTGTAACCTTTTGAATATCAATGTAGTCTAGACTACAACAACGGAGAGAGACAATGACAACTATCGCTTATGATATTGTATACGGTAATGGCAAGACAGTATTCCTAGACTGCGAGCACTGCTTCGGTAAGCTCAAGCACCTTGAGGAACAAGCGGAATGGTCGGACAAAATAAACTCGCCAAAGATTAACGATGGTGTACAGTTCATTCGCTATTACATGGAAGCTAAGTATGAGGACAAGGCAGCGGCGCTTGCATGGTACGAGTACCTGTTATCAACTAAGATATTCGGTGGCTTAGTACTAGGCACCAAGCAATACCGCCCAGTTGATATGTTAGAGAATGGCATCAACGTGAGTACACGTGGTCGTCCTTATCACATGCTTAACACACTGTCTATGTATCGTCATGCATATACACACTACCGACAGGTTGACATCTTCCACAAGCTGTTAGGGTTGGGGGTTAACAAGCACATGGCAGCGATTGCAGGTAACTTGCTGGACTATCAAGACAACCGTAACATAACAACCCTCAAGCATGAGGACGCGGAACATGCAGTGGTATGTCACAACACCTTCACACCGCGTGACTACCAACGGTACGTTGCTATGGCAGAGGGCACTAAGAAGGTACCGACTAGCCGACACGACCAGAAAGAAAGCTATCGTGTTAAGCCTGAGTATAAGGCGGGCGGTGTGGCTACTTGGTTGACATACACGGATGATCGTGATAAGCACAGCGGTAAGGAATTGCTGGGTAACTTGCTGTTAGAGCAGGCATACACAGTACGGTATGACAAAGAGAAGAAAGAGGTAGTGGACATTATATCTGTTCCTCTCGCTGTAGATAGCAACGATACAGCTGCTATGGCACGGTTAGCCACACAACTGAACAAGTTACACGATGAACTTATCAATGATGTAGTCTAAACTACAAAGGATAGAGAGATGAACGCATTAACTGTTGGACATGACGCTGAAGTTTTTGTAACTAACCGAGGTACTATAGCCCATGCTATTGGGTTGTTAGGTGGTACTAAGGACGAGCCCTTGCAGGTTGATCAAGGTGCCATACAAGAAGACAACGTGCTAGCTGAGCTTAACATCTGGCCTGCTACTAATGCCGATGACTTCGTATCACGTACCAATGTGGTGATGGATGAGATTGTTACACGATTACCTGATGGGTATGACGTACGTGTTCAAGCATCGCATCATTACACTAAGCCTGTGCTTATGGCTATGCCTGACCAAGCGTTAGACTTTGGATGTAGTCCAGACTACAATGCATGGACACTGAGTGCTAATGATGTGTCATCTCCCTTGACTACACTGCGTACAGCGGGGGGACATGTGCACATAGGGTTCTCACAGGCCGTGACAGCCACCTCACAGGTAGAAGTCATGCGTATGTGTGACTACCTATTGGGTCTGCCCTCTGTCCTGTTAGACGATGATGTAGAGCGTCGCTCTTTGTATGGTAAGGCAGGTGCTTACCGTCCTAAAGCATACGGTGCTGAGTATCGTGTGCTCTCTAACTTCTGGCTGAAGGATGAGGAGTTGATGCGTTGGGTATATGCTCAAGCTGTGTTGTGTCATGATGAGACGCACATGCTAGATCACTATGCCTCACTGCCTAACGATGAGCTGATACGTATCATCAATGAGTCAGACAAGGTAGCTGCTGCTCATTGGGTTGAACAATTAGGATTGATAATGCCGGAGTCATACCATGTTTGAAGTAGGGGATATAGTTCAGGGTAAAACTCCCGCTTATCTCGACTACACTATCACCACACATGATGCAACCTTGGAGGTGGTAGAGGTGAGAGGTCGGAATGTCATGATAGTTAAAGTTGTGCAACATCGCACCCGTCCTGATACCATTGGTAGTAGACACGGTGTCCGGTGTAAGGACTTTATCTATCTTGGCACTGCGTGTGATGTTGTAGCGGTGAGTAGTTTAGACTACATGCAATCCAGTGAGCTGTCCGATGTGGATAAGATATTAATAGAGGGGGCGCTGTCATGTTTAAAGTAGGTGATATAGTAGTAGGTAAGAAACTTGACCACCCAGTGTATGGTCTCACCAATCATGAGGCTGTAATGGAGGTGATTAATACAACAGCACATGGCTCCAATAGGATGAGAGTTAAAATTCTTGTTGCACCACCGCGCAGAGAGGATCAAGTGGGCAAGGATTATCCGGTTGCTAAAAGACACTTCGAACTCTACATACCTGCACAAGATAAGGTAATAGTGAGAAGTACAGATTACATGGACTGTGATGACTTGTCTGATGAGGACAAGGAGATAATAGGGGCGGCGTTATGTTTGCAGTAGGTGATAGAGTTGTCCGCACGGTGGCATGGAACTATGCCCGCGGCATGGTTGTAGGTGAGGTTTATACAGTCACGCATGTCATCAAACTACGTGAAGGTTCAAGACTACGTTACGTTGAACTGGACGGTATGCTTGGTCTATACAACGCTGAGAACTTCGAGCTAGTACAATCAATGACGGTAGTAAGTAGTCTAGACTACATGAATGACACCGTGTTAGATGAGGAAGACAAGCGTATCATAGGAGAAGCGTTATGTTTAAAGTAGGTGATAGCGTTGTAAGAATCAACAGAAACATGCCACATACCGGAGTGTATGTAGGAGATACGTATACAGTAGCACATTCCGATATGCGGGGTAATATAGGCGTCATAACGTTGGTGGGTCTCGGATCGGCTGTGTTCTACTCAAGCAACTTCAAGCTCGGACAGCAATCATTCAGGGTGAATGTAAGTAGTCTAGATTACATGAACGATGATACCTTGAGCATTGAAGATAAACAAATTATAACTGAGGCATTGAGTAATGATTAAGGATCGAGAGCTATACACAAGACAGGATACCTCGATGTACCTGTCTGATTGTATCGTAGGTGTACGCACTGATGAGGGTATCGAGGCACACACTGTACGTGGTGTTGACAGTAGTATACTGCGCTTAGATAATGATCAACGTTCGTTAGAGATAGACTTCTATGATGAGCGTTTGATACTTGACTGGCCTACACTAGGTGTCGTACAGTTCAGAGGTTTTGTTGGGTACGTCATGACAGAATCATTCGATGGTGCATACAAGAAGGGGTTCAACATACGAGGCACCGCACCTATCAAGGTTCCCTTTGCTACCGAGGTTGAGTACATAGGCGAACCATACCTATCACACAAGGTACTCAGTGACATGTATGATAACAAGTCGCTCTCATTACAAGAGGCATGTGCCTTGCTTAGTACCCACATATCAGTACGTATTGATCGTAGCTTCTTTGTTGGTCATAGGTATGGGTATGCCATGCCCTTACTAGGGTATCGAGATAAGGTAGTAGGTGAGGTGCACGGTGATACTGTGATCTTGTTCCCTTCCTCCGCTCATCTAGCTAGTAAGTTAGAGAGCATAGCAACTGTTGAAATCCACGAGGGTTAGTACGATGAAGAAGATGTATGAGATATTCGAGAAGGATGACGATGCAGTGGGTTGTAATGTATCTCCTTACCTAGTCAGTAACACAATGGTAGGTATTGAGCACGAGTTAGAGGGATACGATACGGAAATAAATGTTGGTGGTTGGAAGACAGAGCATGATCCCTCTCTACGTAATGGTGGTATCGAGTTCATACTTGATGGCCCTCAAGGTGGTGCTAGGTTAGTAACATCAATCGAGGCTATGCACAGTATGATTGATAGGCATCCTGAGTTGATAGCCAATGAGCGCACATCAACACACATCCACATAGATGCACGTGATATGACAACACGTCAGCTATTGAACATGATTGTAGTCTACACTACATTCGAACATGCTATCTTCGCTATGTGTGAGCAGTCACGTACCGATAACAACTTCTGTGTACCATCATA